CAGAGGATGGCACAATGCGCCTTGCTGGTTATGCAGCAGTTTTTAATGAATCAAGTGTTCCGCTACCATTTAAAGAATCAATTGCACCAGGAGCATTTCGCAAAACATTAAGTGAAACTCCAGATGTGCGCTTACTTATTAACCACGAAGGTTTGCCACTAGCACGATCAAAGAATGGCACGCTAACACTTACTGAGGATGATCGTGGATTATATTTTGAAGCGGAGTTAGCCGATACAACTGAGGCCCGTGATATTTACAAACTGGTAGAGCGTGGCGATGTAGATCAAATGAGTTTTGCATTCCGAGTTATTCGCCAAAAGTGGAGCGAGGATCGCAGCCGTAGAATTTTAACTGAGGTTTCATTAGCCGATGGAGATGTTTCAGTTGTTACCTATCCAGCCTACCCAACTACAAAGGTTGAGGCTAGAGAAAAACTTGCTAAAGCCCTTGAGGCAGCAAAGTCAGGGCGAGATGTTAGCCCAGAGGATATGCTAATTTTACAAAGTATATTTTCTGACCTAGATGAGGGCCATGAATATATTATGAGAGCCTTTGAGGTTATGTCTAGTTATTTAGACCAAGATTCATCTACCTATGAAGATGATGAAAATGATAATGATGTGCGTGCCGTTGATGTAGTCGGCGATTTTGTAGAATGGGATTCAAGCGGAGGCACTGCTAGAGGCAGGATTGAGCATGTAATGCGAGAGGGAGTTCTTGGAATTCCTGATTCTGATTTTAGTATTGAGGCTGAGGAAGGCGATCCAGCAATTCTAATTAGAATTTATAGAGAATTGCGTGATGGATATGTTGCAACTGAAACTTTAGTTGGTCATAAATCTAGTGAACTTCGCAGCATTCCGCCTCTTAAAGAACCAACAGATGAGGCGAGCCGTAAGATTTCATTACGCCTAGCGCAAGCAATAATAAACAACACAAAATAAATTTCTGTTGTAAAAATACAGCAGATGAAGTCGGAGCGAACTGCACACCCTTTAGCGCCGTGCAAGGTATCGCCACCACCTCAATTTTCAACTAACCAAGGAGTTAAATTAATGTCTTACTTAGACAAAGTAATTGAACGCCGTGATGCAGTGAAGGCAGAGATGGATGCAGTTCTTGAGGCAGTAGCCGCAGAGAATCGCACCGATCTAACTGCTGAGGAAACAACTAAGGTAGATGCTCTAGTTGAAGAATCACGCTCACTAGATTCAAAGATTGAAAACCTAAAGACCCAGGCAGATGCAGATGCAAAGGTTGCTGAAGTTCGTGCAGCAGTTGCAGATGTAGCAATGCCAAAGGTTGGCGGTGCAAAGGTAACCCGTGAGGAGCGTACCTATACTGAAAATTCAGAAGCATCATTTATTAGAGATGCTTACAATTCTCAGTTCAAGCAAGATTTCAGTGCTTCAGATCGTCTTGCTCGCCATATGCGCGAGGAAGAAGTTGAGCGTCGTGATGGAACAACTGCAAACTATGAAGGTTTAGTGGTTCCTCAGTATCTCACGAGTTTAGCCGCAGGCCTTGCTCGGGCTGGTCGTCCGACCGCAGATTTCGCAACTAATAAGATTGCGCTACCAGCGGCTGGAATGACTTTAAACATTAGCCGTATGACTACTGGAACATCAACAGCAATTCAACAAACTCAGGCAACTGATGTTTCTGAAACTGATGCTGATGATACTTTGCTAACTGTAAATGTTCGCACTATCGCTGGACAGCAAGACCTATCACGCCAAGCAATTGAGCGTGGAACAGGAATTGATGCCTTTGTAGTTGGCGATCTAATTCGTTCATGGCACACAACATTGAACTCAGGAATTATCAATGGTGCTGGAACTAACGGAACTATCAAGGGTATTCGTGCCTCTGGTGGAAACGCAATCACCTTCACTGCAACAACTCCAACTGTTGCACTTCTATATCCAAAGTTGGCTGATGCGTTGCAGAAAGTTCAAAGCAATGTATTTACAACTCCAACACATTGGATTATGCACCCACGCCGCCTAGCATTCTTGCTAGCAGGCGTTGATGGTTCAAATCGCCCATTAGTAGTTCCATCAGCAAATGGCCCAATGAACTCTGTTGCAACAGGAGCAGGCACTGCACAATATGGAAACTCAGGTTATTCACTACTTGGATTACCAATTATTGCAGATGCTTCAGTTCAAACTACTCTAAGCACTGATCAAGATGAAATCTATTTGGTTGATTCACGCGAGATGCACCTATTCGAGCAACCAGGATCACCATTCTCACTTCGTTTTGAGGCAACAGGCGCAAGTAGCCTAACTGTTAAAACAGTTGTTTATGGTTATGCAGCCTTCACCGCAGAACGCTATCCATTAGCCGCATCAATTATTAGCGGTACTGGTTTAGCAGCACCATCCTTCTAATTTAGAAGGCAATTAAGAACTGTTTAGGTGGCTTAACCTCCCCCGATTAAGCCACCTAAACTCCTAAGTAGTTCGGGGGAACTATGAAAAGCGCACATAAAGTAACAATAGGTTCTTGCGATTCAGGCCAAGTAAATGGTTCATTCGCATATACATTAATTCAGTTAGCCCAATCAAGATCATCACGATTAGGGCCGTTTGTAAGAGTTAAAGGTTCAGGATTACTTTCTAAGATTCGTAATCAAATTGTTAAACAATTTTTAGATAATACAAAATCTGATTGGCTTCTAATGATAGATAGCGATCAGCAATTAGGCGTGGCAACTTTTGATAAGTTAATTGATACAGCCCACGATTTAGAACGCCCAGTTGTAGCAGGATTGGTATTCGCGGCTTTTAATGACGGTAAGAATGAATATCCAAAACCAGTTCCAGCGATATTCCAAGATGCGCCAGAGGGATTCCTACCTCTCTATAAATATGATGAAAACAAAGTTTTTGAAATAGATGCCGCAGGTACAGGTTGCCTTTTAATTCATCGCAGTGTTTTAGAAAAGATGCGTGAAACAGCCGATCCTAGTATGGGTAAAAATTGGTGTTGGTTTTGGGATGGCCCAGTAAATGGTGAATGGATAGGTGAGGATTTACTTTTTAGCCGTCGCATTCGCTCCCTTGGATTTCCAATATATGTACACACAGGCGCAATTTTGCCCCATCAAAAATCATATTGGCTAGATGATAGGCACCATAAATCATGGAAAGATTAAAAAAGATTTTTAAAAAAAGAACTAAACCTAGAGAAACGGCTACTGCCCAGCCGCAACTTGAAAGAGCAATTTTACCTAAAGCGGAAAGAAGGATAAAGCGTGGCGATCACTAATGGTTACTGCACACTTGCTGAATTAAAAGCATCTTTAAATATTACAGATTCAGTTGATGATACCGCTTTAGAAGCAGCGATTACTGCTGCAAGTAGAATGATTGATGATTACACTGAGCGCTTCTTTTACGCTAATGGAACTAGTCAATCTCCAGTTACTCGCTATTACACCGCCCTTGATGCTTATACAATTAATGTTGATGATATAACTACTGTTACTGAAATTGCTACCGATGATAACTTTGATTTTACTTATGGCACTGTTTTTACTACTTCTGATTTTATGGTCGAGCCAATCAATAATCCAATTAAAGGTTTTCCATATAATAGATTATTAGCAATAGGTAGTTATATTTTTCCATATCAATTACCTCAAGCAGTAAGAGTAAAAGGCGTTTGGGGATTTACCGCAGTTCCACCTGAAGTAAATATGGCAACTCTAATTCAATCATCACGCTTATTCGGGCGCAGGCAATCTCCCTTCGGAATTGCAGGTAGCCCTGAAATGGGAACTGTTAGATTATATTCTCGCCTCGATGCTGATGTTGAGGTGCTGCTACGCCCATTCCGAAAGAATGGCGGTTTGGCTAAGTGATTCCAAGTAATGTTAGAGATGGTTTAAAAACTCGCCTTCAAACAATTAGTGGACTTAGAGTTTATGATTTAATTCCAGACACAGTAACACCACCAGCAGCAATAGTTGGGCAACTAGATTTCACCTTCGATTTAAACAATGCGCGAGGTTTAGACCAAGCAAATTGCGATATTCTGGTGATTGTTCAACGCCTATCGGAACGAGTAGCCCAAGATAAGTTAGATGCTTTTCTAGCAGGAACAGGTGCTGGCTCAATAAAAACTGCAATTGAAGGTGATAGAACTTTAGGTGGTGCAGTAAACACCCTTAGAGTTATTAGCGCTGAAGGCGGTACTTATGATTCTGCTGGCTCTTTATTTTTATCTTATAGATACCGCGTAACACTTTATGGATAAGGAGAAAAAATGTCTTATATAATTACCTCAGAAGTTGAGGTTTGTAATAAAAAAAAGGGTGAATTAATCACCGAAAAAGAATTGCTTAATGCAGGAGCCAACATAGATGCACTAATTGCTGGCGATCACATTAAGGCAAGTGGGGGAACAACCAAACCAGCAATCCAAGAAGGAGCCTATAAATAATGGCAAGAATCGTTTTAACAAATGCTAAAATTACGATAAATTCAGTAAATTTATCAGATCATATCGCTAGCGTTACACTAAGCACTAGCCCTGATGTTGTAGATACAACAGGTTTCTCATCAACAGCAGCAAGAACTAGAGTTGCTGGTTTGGCAGATAATTCTGTAACTCTTGAATTTCATCAAGATTATGCAACCTCAAATGTAGAAGCAACAATTTATCCACTAATAGGAACTGCAACTACTGTGGTTGTTATTCCAGTGGATACAACAGTATCTGCAACCAACCCTTCCTACACATTCTCCGCACTAGTAGCAGAGTGGCAACCACTATCAGGTGCAGTTGGCGAATTAGCCACCGCATCCGTTACTTGGCCGATCTCAGGAGCAATCACTAAGGCGGTTGCATAATGGCAAGAATCGTATTAACTAACGCCTCTGTTACTTTTGCAAGTACAGATGTTTCAAGTTATGTAAGTTCAGTAACTTTAAGTTCATCATTAGATGTAGTAGATACCACATCTTTTGGGAACACCGCAAGAACTAGAGTTGCAGGATTAGCAGATAATCAGGTAACAATTGAATTTTTCCAGGACTTCGGCTCTGGACTTCTTGAATCAATTGTTTATCCTACAATTGGAACCTCTGCTGCAATGATAATTAAGCCAGTAGCAGGTTCTACAACTGCAACAAATCCTTCATATTCATTCAACGCGCTAGTTTCAGAATGGCAGCCACTATCTGGTGCCGTCGGTGAACTAGCAACAGCAAGTGTTACCTGGCCAATATCAGGTGCAATAACAAAAGCAACATCATAACTAACTAGGGGGAAATAAAATGGATGGACTATCACTAAAGATCAAAACTAACGATGGTGTAGATAGCGTGTTTTCACTACGCCCACGCACCATCGTTGCTTTCGAGCAAAAGTTCGGCAAGGGATTGGCAAAATTGTTTGCAGAGGATCAGAAAATGGAGCATATCTATTTTCTAGCCTGGCAATCTCTAAAAGATAATGGGCGGGTTGTAAAACCTTTTGGCCCTGAGTTCTTAGATACACTTGAATCAGTAGAAATGATTTCAGACCCAAATTCAGAATCCACCGCGATAGCCTAACTTTTACATTAGCAATGTTGGCGGTGGAGTACTCAATATCTCCAAATGAATTACTAGATGCACCCGACGGCATCTTAGAAGCAATGCTCGCCTATCTAAAAGAAAAAGCAAAGGCAAACAAAAATGGCCGATGAGATAATTGTTTTATCAGGTATTAAAGAAACTGTTGATGCCTTAAAAGAATTTGATAAGGCGGCGGCTAGAAAATTCAATAAAGTAATTAATGATGAATTAACTAGGGCTGAGAAATCAGCAGATAACTTAGTTGTTCAATTTACTAATCCTGCTTATGGAACTCCGATGCGTGGCTGGCGTAAAACATCAGCCACTAATCCTAGAACTCGCGGTGGCGCTGGTTGGCCTGCTTGGGATGTTAGTGAAATTCAATCAGGCATAACCAAAAGCAGAGCGCAGGGTAAAGTTCGCGGTGATTACACCACTAGCGCAGGTGCGTTAGTTAATAAGAGCGCGGCTGGTGCAATATTTGAAGTTGCAGGCAGGCGTGGCAACGCATCACGAAATCAATTTATTAGATATTTAAGCAATTCATTTGGCAAAGCCTCACGCCTTATTTGGGCAGTTGTTGATAAAGATAAAGATGCAATTCAAAAGCGAGTTGCAGCAGCCCTAGAGGATGCTAAAAAAACATTACAAACTAATTTAAACAGTAGGAGTTGATATGGCCGTTGGCGCAATTATTGCTCGGATTATCACCCAGTATTCTGCCAAAGGTTCAAAGGCTGCTCAAAAAGATATAAATAATCTTACTAAACAATTTGATACATTTGCTAAGAAAAGCGCAAAAGCATTTGGAATTGCTGCTGCCGCCTCTGCCGCTTTCGCCGCTAAAATTGGAACTGATGCGGTTCGCGCTGCTATGGATGATCAAAAGAGCCAGGCGTTACTTGCCTCAACTTTAAGAAATACTGTTGGCGCAACAGATGCTGCTATTGCAGGCACTGAGGAATACATAACTTTATTACAAAAGCAAGTTAATGTTGCCGATGATGAGTTAAGGCCTGCGCTGGCTACCCTTGCTCGCGCAACTGGTGATGTTGCCTCTGCTCAGGCATTACTAGGCACTGCTCTAAATATTAGTGCTGGAACTGGCAGAGATTTACAAACTGTTTCTTTGGCATTGGCTAAGGCATCGAATGGAAACCTAGGCGCATTAACTAAACTTGGTATTCAACTTGATGCAGGTACAATTAAATCAAAGAATTTTGATAAAGCATTAGTTGCTGTAAATAAAACTTTTAAAGATCAGGCTGATGTTCGTGCCAAAACTTTAGAATTTAGATTAATAGGTTTACAACTTGCCTATGGCGAAATCCTTGAAACCCTTGGTTATGCACTTTTACCTGTAATTGAACAGTTCGCCAATGTAATCCAAACTAAGGTTTTGCCTCAATTAGAGGCTTGGATTAATGCCAATAAAGATAGGCTCGCTGCTGGCTTAGAAACTATCCTAACTCAAGTTCCTATTTTAATTGAAAATGTAACTGATCTATTTGGGTACATTCAACGCAACCTTGGCACTATTAAAGTTTTAGCCGCATTATTAGTTAGTACTTTTGCCGCTACTAAGGTTTATGCAGGAGTAACTGCCCTAACCGCCGCAATTGGCCTTTTAACTGTTGCTTTTGGGGCGCAAGCCAGAGCAGCAGGAGCAGCAGGAATAGCAACTGCATTTGCAACAGGCGGAGTTTCAGCGTTAGCAGCAGCATCAGCAATAGCAGTATTCGCTGGCGCAGCAGTGCTTGCATACACAAATCTAAAGAAAAATACTGATGAAATTAGCAATACAGGCGATGTCCTGCGTAAAAATGAAAAACTTTGGGGTAGAACTTATGGCAGGCAGGGTGCCAAAACCGCAGGTGTTGTTGCAACAACTGTTGGCAAAATAGTAACTAATACAACAAAACTAACTGCTGAACAAAAGAAGCAACTTGCTACCCAAGAAGCCTTAAATAAACTAAAGGCGATGGGTGTGGTTCCAACCTCTGAAACTGATCCTATTCAACTTGAGGCAGTTCGCTTAAACCTTCTTAAAGAACAGAATCTTGCTCAGAAAAGAATGTATGATCAATTGCTTGCTAATTATGAAGCAACTGAAAGAACTAGAATTGCAGCGCAACGCTACGCTGATATTTTAATTGCAATCTCAGATAATAAGATAACTACTTTTGAGGTTGAAGCGCTGGCTGCTAAATGGGGAATTTCAACTGCTGAAGTTCTAAAATATGTTGGAAATGTTTTAAAGGTTCCTAAAATTAATGGTTGGGATTTTGAAGGATTACTCGCAGCCGAAGGTTGGGAAGCAGCGCTTAAAGCATTAAATGAATATTTAAGATTGCTTGCATCTATGGCAACCCCGCAGGCTAGAATTTTAAATCCTCAAAAATACGATGTTATTCAAAAAGATTTAACAAAAGAATTTAAATCAATGGGATTATCATCAGGAGAAGCAGCAGGTTTAGCAGGGATGAGCGCTAGACTTCAGGCTCAAGGCGATGTATTTATGAGAGAAAATCCAAACATTGATCCATTTACAGGTGCTAGAAAAATGGCAACAGGTGGAATTGTTACTAGGGCAACTAATGCAATAATCGGCGAAGCAGGGCCTGAAGCAGTTATTCCACTTAATAAAATGGGCGGAATGGGAACAACTGTGAACATAACTGTAAACGGCAGCGTAACCTCAGCCTCTGATCTAACTGAGTTTGTTAGAAATGGAATCTTAGCAGGTCAAACTTCAGGCAGAGTGATAACTTCAAGCGTGGTTAATTTGTAATGCCAGGTTTACCAGTTGTAGGTGTTTCAGTAGATTTTGCGAACGGCCCTGCCTTCGGTAACCCGCTTATACTCGATGATCCAACTACTCCACTTGGAACAGGTATCTTAGCCGATGCCCCTGGTGATGTTGTAGATGTTTCAGATATTGCCTTGCAGATAAGTATTCGCAGAGGTAGAAACCGAATCCTTAATAAATTTGAGGCTGGAGTTGCAACAGTAATTTTAGCCGATGATAACGGTGATTGGTCAGCCGAGAACACATCCTCGCCTTACTATGGAAAATTATTACCACTTCGCAAAATCCGCATTTATGCAGATTATGATGATGGTGGCGGTATGGATCGCTACTATCTTTACTCAGGCTACATCACTGCTTACAACAGCACTTACGGAGTAGGCGTTGAAGATACCTCTAAAATCACTCTGCAATGCGTTGATGGTTTTAGATTATTAAACTCAATTTTAATTAGTACAGTTGCAGGATCAGGTGTGCAATTAAGTGGTGCAAGAATAAATGCCTTACTAGATGTTGTAAACTTTCCTTCATCTCAAAGGGATGTAGATGCGGGCGATAGCACACTTCAGGCAGACCCAGGAACGGCTGATAGAGATTTATTAAATGCAATTCAATTAGTAGAATCCTCAGAGTTTGGTGGCTTCTTTATTGATGCCGAAGGTAACGCTACCTTTTTATCAAGAGATACTGTTAGTAAAAAGGCTGATGAAACCCCAACTGTTTTTGCAGATGATGGTTCAGCCATTACCTACAATCAAATTGAGTTTGCCAATGATGATACCTTGCTAGTCAATGATGTAACAGTTACTCGCCTAAACGGAACTAGCCAAAATGTTTTCGATCAAACCTCGATAGATACCTACTTCCTTCACTCAGGCAAGCGTGATGGAATCTTGGTTCAAACCGATGCTGAGGCTTTAGATCAAGCGCAAACCCTACTAGTAGCCCGAAAAGATACTACTGATCGTATTGATTCAATGACTATAAACCTTGATGATGCGGCTGCTACCTCTAAAATTGTTGCAGGACTAAACCTAGAAATCTTTGATTTAGTCAATGTAACAAAAACAGTTCCTGGGGGTTCTACAATCACCAAAGAACTATTTGTGCAAGGCGTTCAACACGATATAACAAATAATATATTTACCACTAAAATACTAACCGCAGAACCCCTAATCCAAGCCTTTATCCTAGATAGCACCACCTCACAGGGTAAACTGGATTCTGGTATTCTAAGTTACTGATTAAGGAGCAATAATGGCAAAACAAACCTTCACCACTGGGCAAGTTTTAACGGCAGCCCAAATGACTAGCCTTCAAGAAACGGCTATGGGTGGTGGCCCTGCTACCGCTAAAACTGCAAGTTATGTTTTAGTTGCAGCCGATGCAGGTACTACTGTTGCAATGAACGCAGCAGGTGCAACAACAATTACTGTTAATACAGGTTTGTTTGCAGCAGGTGATACAGTATTTATTCAGAACTTAGGTGCAGGCGCTTGCACGGTTACTGCTGGCACTGCCACAGTTGCTACCGCAGGAAGTCTGATTCTGCCTCAGAACGATGCAGGTATCTTATACTTTACCAGCGCATCAGCGGCAATATTCTATGATTATATCCAGGCAGGAGCAGTATCCCCATTAACTACCAAGGGTGATCTTTACACCTTCAGCACTAGCGATGCTAGGCTAGCAGTAGGCGCAAACGGCACCACACTCGTAGCGGATAGTTCTGAGGCTACTGGATTAAAATGGGCGGCGGCTAGTGGTGGCGGTAAAGTGTTGCAGGTAGTGAGTGCAATTTATCAAACAAATGTTTCAATTGCTAGTACTTCATATAACGATACAGGATTAACAGCATCAATAACGCCAAGCGCATCTAATTCAAAAATTTTAGTTATGACCACACAAGGTTTTTATATTGGTAATAGTCCTGATAGTGGAAGATTTTATATGGGATATAAATTAGACCGACAAATTGGGTCAGGTTCTTTTAGTACAGTTTATAGACCAGTTGATACTACACAAAACAATTTACATGATGTTGGTGTTACCAGTTCACAGGTAAGAACCTTATTGCACATGTCTTCC